CCATCACTCATCTCGATTTGAATTGATTGAGTGCGCTCATCAATCGATTTGAAATTGATGTCAGCAATGCCATTGACCAGGCATGTGTATGCGCCTGGGTCCTGGCTTGGTGTGCCATTAGACTTCCTGTCAGAGGTAAAGATTCCACCTCTGTGCTTGACCACAATATTCTTATCTACCTTCTCGCCATCAGCGATTGGCATGGCAGAAATTATGAATCGGTCTTTTCCATCTTCTCCATCTTTGGCTTTCTCAATTGCTGCAATCTCCAGATGGCATGCCTCCAGAGCAGCTTTAAATTCAGCAGATAGGACTTCAAACTTTCTTTGATATTCATCTTTGGTCTCCTGGAGTATTTCAGCCACAGCATCTAATGTGGGGATTGTGTTTTCATCAAGCATGGCGCATCTTTCCTGATAGATAGGCCTTAATCACACTCTTAGCCTGGGCAGAATCTGCTGCTGGTTTAGGTGGATTTGGCTGGCCTGGTTGAGTGACCACAGGACTCTCGCCAATAGGAATCATCTGCTGCTGGAGATATGGCTTATCACCACCATCGATTGGTGCGAGGCCTTCAACTTGTCTGGCCTCATTAGGTGCATAGATGCCATTGAGGATGCCACTGCCTAGTGCATCCATTCTGTCTTTGAAATTTGCTCGCAGGAGAATCTTCTCATCCAGGTCAATCTGCTCATCAGCAGACAGCTCGAATGCGCTCTCGAGGGCTTGCTCAATGAGCGAAACAGTCCAGCCCAGGCCAGTGGCCAGCCAGTGACTGATGAGCTGCTCTGTGTTGTTATATGTGGCCTGTTGCATCGAGTTAATCAATGCAAGTGGCACACCAAAGACAGCAGAGATATTCTGCACTGTCATATTGTTTGCCTCGATGAGCTGCGCATCCTGGCTGCTCATGGAAACTTGCTGCCACTTCAATCCTGATGTGAGGATTGGAGTTTTGCCAGCATTAAATCCTTGTGATTGTGCATCCCAGGAATCACGCAATCTGCGAACCTGGTCCTGGTTTAATGCCAGCTCAGTTTGCAAGACACCAGATGGGACACCCTGATTCTCAAAGAATTTGGCTGTCTTATTAGCGATGGAATTGTTTGCACTTACCTGGGCAGCAGCGAATTGAATCGGGGGCACACCCTTGAGTGGGTTTTCTAAGTGGGCCAGCTTGACATGCAGCATGTCCCTGGCTGGGACAAAGAATGTAGGGTCAAAATTTGCTGGGGTGTAGCGATGGTCTCCAACTGAATAAACAATGTCAGAGCCCTCTGGTAATCGATAAGCATTTACTGACTTAGGATTGAGTAGCCACATCTCAGTGATTTCAGTGCGAGCATTGCGCACACAGTAGGCATAAAAATTGCCATCGAGATAGAGTGAACGCACCGCATTGTATAAAAAGTCAATGCCTGTGGTGTTTGGGTTTGGTCTGCGCAGCACTCGCATTGGATTGCTGTTTAAAACTCGAGTCCTGGTGCCTTTGTCATCTATTGCAAAGTGAGTGATGGGCATCTGAGACACAGCAGTCGCAATGCGCTGCACACATGCCTCGACCACAGCATTGTTGCCATTGTCCAGTGGGTTTTTGCCAGCTTGCCACCAGCCAATGTCCCAGCTTGTATCAATGACACCAACATCCCTGGTATTGACCAGGGATTTCTGTTTAAAGGGCCATATATTCATTATGGTGCTGGGGGTGGAGCTGCTGCTGCCACTTTCACAGCCTTTGTCACACTTGGGCTGCCATCTTCTGGATGGAATGTGACTGTGTAGTCACCTACTGCTGCATAAGTGTGGCCAGCCTGACCATCGGCTGCATAAAAAGTCTTTGTATCACCGAAATTGTAGAGCCCACCTTTACCAGCAGGAGTCGCATCAAAATGCAACTTCATTGTGTCTGCTGCATCCACTGTGAATGCGATTGTGTAGGTGATATTCTCTTTCTGAGTGCCTGTGGGATATGGCAAATCAGTGCCCTTGACATTGGTGGCATCAAAAAAACCTTTTGACTTCATCTCTGCCATCTTTGCATCAGATTTGGCCTGGTGAAATACACCGACCTTTTTTCTGAGGTATTCCCACATTAAATATGAACTCATTATTTTTCCTTTAGAAAAGAGGGAGGGCTTTTGGCCCTCCCCTTTTATTACCAGGCCACGCCTGTCAATGCTTGAACCATGCCATCTCTGCGCATTGCCCATGACAGAGGCATTTGCATGCGAACTGCCACCAGAGCTTGCTGATATAGGGATGTCACAGGGGCATCAGCTACACCAGGGATGATGTTTTTCTCACCAGCAATCTTCGGAGCTGCACCAGCATCACTCGCTTGCACGATTGTTGCTGTGTCAGATACCTTGAACTCTGGGACATCAAAAGCAGATGCGAATGAACTTGCATCAATCGCAACAACTGTGCCAGCAGGAATATTGTTGGACTGAATTACTTGATAGCCCATCAAACCGCTTGTCGCTACATTCGGGAATATGAATGCACCAGTCGCTGTGGTGATGAATGAGAGACCCATTACTTGAGCAGGATTCATCAAGAGAACCAACTTCTGGCCACCATTAGCTGCGAGGATTGGGTTTACCAATGCCTTTAGGTCAGCCAAGATGTCAGCAGCAGTGTCACCAGCAGAAGTGCCAGGAGTCACACCATTTAACAAACCAGCAGGGCGCAATGCGCTTGCAGCAACTGCATCAATCAATGTTTTGTCGATTGTGTAGGCAGTATCAGAGATGATTTGTGATGTCACCAGAGCTTGAATGTTAGGGATGGAGCTCGCCAAAATCTGCTCAGAGAAATTGGAGATAACTGCCATGCGATAGCGATTCAATGTTTTGCTTGCATAAGTGGTGCGCTTAACTGGAATTAATTGAGCTTCACCAACGAATGAACCAGCCAAGTCACCTAATGCACCAGCTTGTGATGGGAAAGTGATTGATTGATTCTGACCGAATGCAATTGATGTACCTAAACCAGCGAGCTGTGCATAGAATGAATTTGGGCGCAATGCATCCAAGAAATCACCATAAGCAGTGCGAGTCAATTCAGCAGCCCAGCCAGTGGCTGTGGTGGTCGCTGGGTCAACTGCTGCCTTGATAACGATATTCAATTCATTGTCATTGCCAAAGTGCTTTTGACCAGCTTCAACAATGTTGGACTTCTCTGCATGTGCAATCACAGCAGCAGTGGCCATCTTAGCGAAAATCATATCTTCGCCTTTGCGCTGTTTTGGGCTGCCTAAGTGGTCAGCTTTAACGATTGCAGGAGTAGCGATTTGACGAGCCAAAGTCTGCTCGGCAGCTTTGTATGCGCTCAATGATTTCTCTTTGCTTTCGATTGCTTGTGATGCAGATTCAACTTCAGCAGATTCGATTTCAGAGAGATCGCGATTTTCAGATTCAGCAGACTTCACCAAAGACACCATGATGTCTTTCGCTGAGAGAATCTCTGATTCCAGAGATTTGATTTTTTCATTTAATGACATGATTTATTTCCTTAATTTGGAGATGAGTGATTTGGCTCGATTGAGCCTGGGGGTTTGCTCACCTATCTTGGTTTGAGCTTTTGAGCTCTCAGCTTGGTCAGCCACTGCTGCGCTAAGTGCATCAAATCTTTTGACAGCCAGGATGTTGGCTTCTGAATTGCAGGGAATGGTCACTGCTGATAATTCAAGCCAGGACCATTCTGTGTATTTGATTCCACCTTTGATTGGGGTGGCTTTTGTGCCTTTGAATCCAATTGACAAACCTCGCACCAGGCCAGATTTGATTTGCATCCATGCTTTGTCCACATATCCCAGGCCTGAGTCCTTTGGAATCTCAGCCACAATCTCAATGCCCTTGTCAGTGATTTGGGCAGATGTGACCATCCCGATTGGGGATGAGTGGTCATGCTGGGAAAGGAGTGGAATTGGGAGAGTGAATCGAGCCCCTTTGGGCTCAACAATGTCACCAGCTCTATCTAGGGATGGTGTTGACGCAACACCCCTGATGATGCGCTTGCTATCATCAATGGACTTAATCTCGAGGGTTGACCAGGATTTAATCTTGTCCACCGATAGCTCCAATTGTTGTTTTGCCTATTTTATAGGCAATTAAATGTTATGACAACAATTTTATTGATTATTTATTACATAATCAGAGCATCCACATCGACAAAATCATCCAGGGCAGCAGCAGCATAAACACTCATCACCATTGCGACCAATGGGTCAATCTTCTGAGTCGATTTATCTTTTGCGAGCTTTTGATTGCCAGCAGGGTCAAGCACTGCGATTGCATTGGCTGCTGCCATGTTTAAGAGTGGATGGCCACCATGCAAAATCGAGGCCTGGAGGAGCAGCTCCTGCATCTTTTCCATCCTGGGAGAGAAATCTTTATATCCCTGGCCGACTTCATTCCACAGAGCATCAGCACCGAATCCATATCGGTCAGCATC